AATCAGAGTCGCCAAACGTGAACGACTTGGTACTATTACCAGTCCTTCTGGCTCTTCCGGCGTTGTTTTCTCGCAATTCATCAATGCCGGCAATTTGGCCTCTTCCACCAACTCGTTTCTTGCACGTCAGGCACAGTTGTTTGACAAATACATGTTCAAGAAACTCATCTTCCACTACGTGCCGATTGTACCCACCACCACGGCGGGTAACGTGATCTTTGGCGCAGACTTATCATCTAATGACGCTGTGCCCACTGACGCTTTCGGTATGACCAATCTTTCCCTCGGATTTTCCGAGGGGAACTCTTGGGCCAAACATAGTTACAAGGTCGATGTCTCCAAGTGTTACGACAAGTCACACAAGTTTACACGCTTTGGAACCCAGCAGTTGGGGTCCACAGCTTACTTGTATGACACAGCCGCCTTCTACATTTTCACTGAGGGCGCTCCTGTTTCAACAACCCTTGGTTACGTCGATGTCGAATATGATGTTGAGTTGGTTGGCGTCAATCGCAATTCGGGTGAGGCTGCCAACATTGGCAGCTCTCCTCAGGGTTCAATGGTTGTGGAGCTTACGGGTTTCTCGACCATCACACCTGGGGGTCTTTGGGCTGGTACCACCCTAGCTTCATTCCAGGGCTTCAACTTCAACACTGTGAATACGCAAACTACCATACCTGCTACGATGAACTTTTATCCCACCTGGGGTACGTTTCCCACTTACACTTCCCCGGGTAATGGACAGATAACACTTGGTCCTGGGATCTATCGTATCAGGTTGACGGTTACGTTTGCCACCGACACCTATGCCAATGGCATGGTGTATCTGATTCCCAGTGGCACTGGAGTGACGGACACCCGTTATATGCCAGTCGTTTTCGGCGAGGGCCCAGGCACCGCTCCCGCCACGGCATATGTGATTGCCAAAACTCTTTCAAATGAGTGGGTCTATAATGCGACAGTGAACACCACTTTCACTCTGTCGAACATTTTCCAGTATTCCGTTGCGCCTACCGCCAACAAAACATGGAACATCGTGACCTCGCAGACTACTGCGAGTGCAAACAGGCCCTGCACTCATCTCTTGATTGATTATATTGGTGCCACTTAAAGTTCTCATCCTCCCCCGTGAGACCTTATTTTATATTTGAGGGGGGTTTGAGGTGCAACAGCCTACGGGTGTAAATGTCGGAGATAAAGCTACCTACCGTTGCTGAAAGACTGTGTCTCCACTTATTAGTCAAGTCATCTCAAAACAACTTGCAACCTGTGGTGACCGATGGTTAAAACTCCACTCGGCAACAAGTGTTGATCATTTCTGACTCCCACTTGGAGACACAGTCTTTCAGCAACGGTAGGTAGCTTTATCTCCGACATTTACACCCGTAGGCTGTTGCACCTCAAGCCCCCCTCAATAATAAGATAAGCACACACGGGGGAGGATGTGTGCTTAAATGGCACCAATGTAGTCAATCTGCAATGACGTGCTGGGTCTGGTTTGCACGGTGCTAGATTGCGACACTACGAGATTCCACGTCCTGTTAACCGTGGGTGCAACTGAATACTGAAAGATGTTCTGCAGAGTGAACGTGGTATTCACCACACAAACATAGACCCATTCTGCCGTTTCAGTCTTGGTTATTACATAGGCAGTTGCAGGGGCCGTGCCGGGGCCCTCACCAAACAGGATGGGCATTGGTCTGGTGTCAGTAACTCCTGTACCACTGGGCTGTATGATAACCATGCCATTCGCGTACGTGTCTGTGGCAAACGTGACAGTCATCCTAATCTTGTAGGTTCCAGGACTAAGAATAAACTGCCCATTGCCTGGGGAAGAATATGTTGGAATGGTTCCCCACGTCGGATAGAAAGCCAACGCAGTAGGAATGACAGTGTTAGTGTTAACTGCATTAAAGTTGAACCCAGTGAAAGAGGCTAAAGTAGTACCGGCCCACAGACCGCCAGGGGCAATGGTGGACCCCGAGATAAGCTCGATGATCATGGAGCCAGCCGGGGCGAAGCCAATATTGGTGGCCTCACCTGAGTTACGATTGACACCAACCAGCTCAACATCATATTCCACATCGACGTAACCGAGAGTGGTCGAGACAGGGGCGCCCTCGGTAAAGATATAGAAGGCAGCCGTGTCATACAGATAAGCGGTTGAACCCAATTGCTGAGTTCCAAACCTCGTGTATTTGTAAGACTTGTCGTAACACTTGCTCAGGTCGACCTTATAACTATGTTTAGCCCAAGAGTTCCCCTCAGAGAAACCCAGGGACAAGTTGGTCATCCCAAATGCGTCAGTGGGTGCAGCATCATTACAGGAAAGATCTGCACCAAAGATCACGTTACCAGCCGTGGTGGTTGGAACGATGGGGATGTAGTGGAAAATGAGTTTCTTGAACATATATTTGTCAAACAATTGTGCCTGACGTGCAAGAAACGAGTTGGTGGAAGAAGCCAAATTGCCGGCGTTGATGTATTGCGAGAAAACAACGCCGGAAGAGCCAGAAGGACTGGTAATAGTACCAAGTCGTTCACGTTTGGCGACTCTGATT